TATAATTCTCGATTGCCTTTGATGCCCCAACCTAACCAGTAGTAAGAAGGTTTCATATAATAAGATACAGTTTGCCCACCACCTTCAAATTGTGGAAGAACTTTTTGGAAGATAGGTTCATTAATCATCCAGCGTGTCTGACCTTCTAGACTACTAGGATCACAGATATACTTGGCACAGAAGTTTCCAAGACCCTTATAACGACCGATAGAAGTCCATTGAATTATTCCATAACCACCAACCTTACATTCGGTGTAGGAAACACGAGCACCACCTTCACAGATATTAGGGATGAATTTACTCTCTTGCTTAATATTACCCATAATCGTAGCAAGAGCATTACGATCAGTAATTTTAGTCATCTTTTGAAGTTCTTCTAAGACATACTTCTCTTCAGGAGTACAGTCATCACACTTCCAAGTGATATTATATTTTATTATAGGAACTTCTACTTTAGTAGAAGTTGCTTCAGGAGATTTGATTGTTGTATCTACCGTAGCAATAGAGGAATATGCAGAAGCAGAACTAGTCAAAGCAACTGCTAGTATTGTAAGTGTTTGTTTAATCATAATTAAAATAATCTTTTCGGTAATAACGTCCTAAGACATTGCTATTGTAATATGCCGGAGTGCCATCTGTCAATCTTTCTGTCAGAACAGAGTTTATGAATAATTGGCGGGTCTCCTCATAGTTTACCTTGCCCAAAGTTGTATGAATACTTATAATCTCTCTGGTAAATTTATCTTTACCTAAAGATTTTATTTCTTCCTTTAACTCTGGACAAGATCCATAATATTTTTTCCAGTCAGACTCTTGTTTACTACGTCTAGACTGTCCTTTCTTTTTTCGGAAAGACCAAAAATATTTCCTACCTATGTATTTTCTACCATTAACTACATTGCTTATTAAATAAACAAACCCATAGTAACCATTTATGTCATCAGTATCAAAAACTTTGTCATTATAGATCCATGGGTTTTCATATTCTTTCATAAATCAAAGTATTACCTTGATTTATTTATCATTGATATGTCATATATTTAAATTTAATAAAGTAATACTTAATCATATCTTTAAACGTGGCAGGTCCTATTTTTAAAAGCATCCAATCTTTATATTTTAAATTTGGATCAGAAATTGCTTTGAATTTCCAGGTCATAGTTGGAATCCACCAACATCAATCTTATCTTGTTTAATTGCACCACCATTTAGGTAAGATTCTATTTCAGTTTCTTGAGGAGCAATTTGTTTACCTTTAGATGATAACCAATGTTCAGTCCATGGTAATGGATTATTTTTAGCAGGAATATCATATTGTGGTGCAAGACCAATTGATTTTAACCGACGATTTGCAATCCATTCAACATAATTATTGAGCAGTCTGTCTGTCAAACCAATCATTGATCCATCTTTGAATAAGTATTTTGCCCATGCTTTTTCTTCATTAACACAACGCTTAAACATTTCTAATACAAATGGTTCTTCCTCTTTAGCAATTTGTGCAAACTCAGGGTCATCACCTTTCTTCCATTTATTGAGGATGTTTTGAGTAATGACAAGATGCTGACTTTCATCTCTGGCGATAAGAGAGATGATTTTAGCGGATCCTTCCATAAGTTTGAGTTCTCCAAACGCAAACGAACAAGCGAAAGATACATAGAATCTGATACCTTCCAAAATGTTGACATTGGCAATTGCCCTATAAAGTTTTCTTTTGAGTTCAATTCTCTCATATTTTCCTGCACTATGACCTTCAACTGCTAACTCCCATAATGTACTATTATCATACTGATGAGCAGAGTTTATAAAATCATCATATGCTTCGGTCACAGATGAAGAACGAGAAATTATATTTGGATCTTTAAGTATGGTATTGTATACAATTGAAGAATTAGAATAGACGTTATCAATAATGTATTGATAAGAACGACTATGGATCATTTCAAAAAATCCCCATGTTTCCATACATGCCTCAAGTTCAGGAAGAGAACAGTATGGAATAAAAGCAATTCCAGGTCCACGACCTTGAATAGAATCAAGTGTAATCTGATACTTCAAATTAGAAGTAAAGATATGTTTTTGGGAATCAGTAAGTTTTAAATAATCATTTCTATCTTTCTGAAGACTAACCTCTTGGGGTCTCCAGAAAAAACCAAGTTGTTGTTCTGTTAATTTTTCAAATACAGGATATTTGATATCATCATATCTTTGGACACCCAATGGTTTACCAAAGAACATTGGTTGTATCCTACGATCAACTTGGTCAGTATTAAAAATAGTCATTCCTTCTAGTTTGTTGCGGCTATTATCTTGTTCAGATTTTACAAGATTCACAGTCATCTTCCTCCGTGTATTTTAATTCTGTTAATTGGTTTAATGTATCTGAAAAATTATCATCTTCGATTTCATCTTTCTTACTATCATAAGTATTATGATAGTAAGAAGTTTTCCAACCATACTTATATGTGTTAAGAAAATCATTAATTATAAGTGAAATTGGAATTTCTTTATTCTCATAATTTTCTGGGTTGTAACTCCAGTTGCCTGAGATTGCTTGATCAAAAAACTTTTGCATCACAGCAACGAGTTTAATATAACCATCATTACTTTTCATGTCCCAAAGAAGAGTATAATTATTCTTTAAACTGGCATATTGCGGAACAATTTGCTTAAGATTTCCCATTTTGCTACTCTTAATGGACAAGTATCCTCTAGGTGGTTCAATTCCATTGGTCTCATTTGACACAACGGAACTGCTCTCCGAAGGCATTTGTGCCGACAGTGTTGAGTTCCGTAGTCCATGTTCCAAAATTGATTCTCTAAGACTTTCCCAATCATACATGTATTCTGGTTTTACTAGTGTATCCACATCGTTCTTATATGTATCAATTGGAAGAATTCCATCTGAATACTTAGTACGATGGAATGCTTCGCATGGTCCTTTTTCTTTCGCCAACTGGTTAGATGCTTTCAGTAGATAATACTGAAGACTTTCTGATAATTTATGCATGGCAACCAGAGATTCCTGACCACCAAATTCCATACCATTCTTTGCCAACCAATGAGCAACACCAATAAATCCTATTCCAAGAGGTCTACGTGCCTTTGTAGCACGTTCTGCTGCCTTTACAGGATACTCTTGATAATCAATCAATTCATCGAGCATACGAACGCTTAGATCACACAGTTCTTCCATATCAGAAAATTCTTTAATCTTTCCTGCATTAATAGCAGCAAGAATACAAAGAGCAATCTCTCCATCCACATCATCAAAATGTTCAATGGGTTCTGTAGGAAGAGTAATTTCTTGACAAAGATTACTCATACTTATCTTATCTTTAAAAGAAGAGTGTGTATTGCAATGATCTATATTCATAATATAGATCCGTCCAGTCTCTGCACGTTCTTTTAAAAGATCCAGAATAAACTTCCGGGCAGAAAGTGTCTTTTGAGGCACATCAGGGTCACCCTCGTAAGCAAGATATAGATTATCAAATCCATCAGTACCAAAAGCATCATACAACCCTGGCACATTGTGAGGTGAGAATAATGTGATGTGTTCGTCGTTGATAAATCTTTCATAGAAAAGTTTAGATATCTGTATACTGTAATCTAATCCACGAACTCTATTATCGTCTGTACCTTTATTATTCTTAAGAACAATAATATCCTCTATTTCTTGGTGCCAGATTGGGAAGTGGACAGTTGCTGATCCACCTCTGATGCCATTTTGTGTGCAACTTTTGATAGTTGATTCAAACATTCGGAGGAATGGGATAACCCCTGTATGAATAACTTCTCCCCCATTGATTTTGCTGTTGATTCCACGACATCTGCCCAGGTTAATACCGATTCCTGCCCTTTGTACAACATATGAGAAAATAGCACTATTGCTATGAGGGATAGAATGTTTGGTGTCATTAACATCAACAAGAACACAGCTTGCATATTGTCGAAGCTTAGTTCTAACTCCTGCCATGACAGGCGTGGGAATGTTGATTTTGTGTTTTGAGAGTGAGTCATATAACCTTTTTACATAAGACATACGAATTGACTTATCATAATTGCAAAATACAACAAGAGCAATCGTAATATACATCAACTGGGGTGTCTCATAGAGAGTTCCAGAGTCCCTATCTTGTACAAGATATTTATCAACAACCTGTTGCAAACCAGAATAAGTGAAAATGAAATCACGATCATAATCTATCCATTCTCCTGCTGCACAGATTTCATCCTCAGTATATTTTGCAAGAAGTAAAGGATCATATACATTAGATCCATGAACACTATTTAAAATATGTTCATAAAGAGAATACTTATCCCACTCGACTCCAATTTGCTGAGTCCACTGTTTACGAATACTATACAAAAGCAATCGTGCAGCAACATATTGATAATTATAATTTTCAGGAGTAATCAGATCATGAGCAGATTTAATTAAAATAGTCTGAATTTCTTCAGTAGTAATTCCATCAAAGAATTGTATCCCAGATTGAATCTCTACTTGACTCGCAGACACCCCTGCAAGACCTTCACAGGCAGCATCAACCATTTTATGTAACTTTGTAAGTTCAATGGGTTCTGTGCTACCGTCACGCTTATGTACTGTAAATCCGTTGGTCATATTTTTTTCCAGTTAGTAAATTTGAGTGTTGCTTGTAATCCTTGATAAGTGTTGGTCTCTACTATTGACTGAACGTCGTGTCCAGAAAGAACCATATCATTTAAATCTTTCTCTTTAATGTTTGGTGGGAATATTACTACCGAATATCCTGATTTTATTGTCTTGTCTATTTTTGAACAGATCTCTCGGTTTCTTGGTTCATTGTCGTAGATGAATATATGTCTATTATTGAAACTGCTACAGTCAACATCGCTACCACACATAGCAATAGAGTTGATAATGAAATGACTGTCGAACGGTCCTTCTGTGACATAGATTGGTTTGGTTTCATCTACTGTATCAAGTCCATATAATTTTGTTTTACTGTCATCTAACATAACAGTAATATATCTAAGTTGAGAGTCTTTAGACAATGATCTTCCCTGATATCCAAAGATACCAGATTTATCCCTTAATGGAATAATTATTCTCGGTTCATCATACTTTAAATTAGAAAATACCTGTTTATGCTTGTTAGTCCATTCTTTGAATTTTGGACAATAGTAAAAATATTCAGGTGGCAATTTTCTTTGATAGAGAAACTGATAAGATACATGTGTTTTATTTAGATCTGAGATTTTTTCTAAAGTTGAAAAAATATCAGCAGATTCAAACACAGGTGCTTTAAAGTTAAACTTGTGGGTTGGAACTTTAGTTCCTTTACCGGAGACTCCCTCTTTATATGCTTCAAGAGTATATTGTGAGTACAAATCAGGATCTTGATCCTTCAAAAAATTTGCAACAGTTCTCCCTACGCCACAGTTATGGCACTTGAAAATATAAGAACCTTTCTTTTGAAAGAAGTATCCTCTTGCTCGATTCTTATTCTTTTTAGAATCGCCACAATAAGGACATCTAAAATTGTAGGTGGTGTTTGTCTTTTTAAATTTTTGTAATTTGTGAGATACTAAAGAAATGTACTTCGTATCAAGATACAACATAAGTGCTTGACGTTTTGTCCAGCATAGCACTAACATCCTTGGGTGTCAAGGTCCATCCAAAAACTCCAAACAGTTGTGAGACTGCTATCATAGTCGCTAACACTGTGCCTGCAGCAAATACAAATTTTTGATTTTCTTCAACTTTATTTTGTATGGTAGACATATTTTTATATATATTATCTACATCATTTTTTTGAGATTCTTTGATCTCTTCTATCATTTTGACAATAAGAATATGAGATCTTTCACCTTCATCCAAACGGTTTTCATGTCTTTCTAATAGAAGGTTAGTTTGAATATTTGCTTCTGCAATTTTTTCAACAGCACTTTCTAATTTAACTAACATCTGTCTAGTAAGATCTTCGTAGATTTCAAGTTTTTGTTCAACAACTTGGAGTTTACCTAGACCAAATGCCATTAAATGCTACCTAAAAACATTTTAAGTTTTTCGATATCTTCAAATACAAGTTCTAAAAATTTATCACTATTCTCTTCAGAAAGTTCTAACCAAACTTTGAGTGCTTTAGTCTGCTCTTCAATAGAAAGTGTGGAAAACTCTTCGTTAAGAGTAGAGAATGCACCCTGCCAGTCGTAAGAGTTTTTTTCCGTTTTCTTGGCAGACATTTTATTAATATCTCTTGCAATATTTTTCTGTCTGTCACCTGCTTTTTTTTGATAATCCTTTGCCTTTGCCTTAGACAAGGAAGCAATCTCTTGCTTTCTATTAGCAGCACGTTTTTCACGCTCTTGCTTCTTCTGCAGTTTACGTTTTTGTTGTATCATTCGCATAGCAGAAGATACTTCAGTATTTGAATTATCGGGATTCATTTCTTGAATAACAGTTTGGTCTTCCATTGTTTCTTCTTTTATACGAGCGTTTTTAATCCTTTGGAAAATGTCGGTTTTTAACTTTTTTTTCTTTTTACGAACAGGAGGTTCATCTGGGGGCAATCCAGCAATAGCACCAGAAGATGCAGAATTTGTAGGAACCTCTTCAGTATAAACTATTCCATTATTTTTCATAGTGTATACTTTCATAGTTTTTTCAACCTATCTGTAGAATATTTATCACAATTAATATGATCTAAACTTGGACAAGAGATATATCTATTCAAATAAATTATAAAACTTTTTATAATTGACCAGTATTCACTAGAAATTTTATAAAACATTAATGGAGTTGCCGCTTCTCCAAATACATTATAAAGAATAATCATATGATTTAAAATTAAATGCAATTTAAGATCGCCTGTAGTATTGTAAACTTTAAGCAATCTTTTAAGGTATTTGAATCTTTTCAAATCGTCATAAAAATCATCTTTAGTAACTGCTTGGGGGTTACTATAATTTTGAATAGCAAAAAAAAGATAATTATCTTCGTTCAATTCAGTAAACTTCATACACTATTATGCAACAGTAATGGTTAGGTCAGTTCCTTCACCACCAGCACCAATAACATCTTCAGCAACAACAACCTTATCAGAAGCAACAGAAGTTCCAGCATCTTCTATCGTACCGCTAATTGTTTGGGCACCAATAGAAAGATCTTCTGCCTGTGAAGGAACAGTAAAGTCAAACTCAATACGGTTAGAACCAGTACCTCTTGCATACGTTGCAGTGACAGCACCAGTCACAGAACCAGTCACAACAAGTGTTGCTCCTGCAGTAACATCTACTTTCTCGTTATAGATTAAAGCAACTGTTCCAGTATCTGTTTGTGCAAGTGATTCTTGCTCAAAGAATATAGCACTAATAGTTGCTCCACCCAGTGCTGCTGTTGTAGAAGTACCACCAGCAAGACCGCCAATTGCTACAATAACTTCATCCCAATATTCTTTAGCAGCAACTGCTGCTGCTTTGTCTCCTTTCTGCTTGAAGTGGCGTAAAATCCATCCACGCTCATCTGCGAAGCAATCTTCCAACAGACCGTTCTTATTAACACGATCCAAATATTTTGGTTTTGATTCATCCGTCGTGGAATTTCCCCAAAGGGCCATGGTATTTTCTCCTAGTTATTTAAAATTACATTATAAAGATATTTATAAAAGGAGGAGAGTCAACCCCTCCTCAAAAATCATTTAGAAGAAATTTCTTCTCGCGAAAGAATAGCTTTTTCAACTACTGCTAATAGTTGGTCATCCATATCAGTCTTTGTTAAAGTTACTGCTTTTCTAAGAATGACTAAGCAAATTTCTACAAGTTTTTGTCCCAACTCTTCATTATCAGGAATTTTAGCAACGGTATCAGTAATGATTTTAGATGCTAGAGGAAGTAAGAATGATAACATTATCTTACGGCAAGGTGCTAATTATATATCAGAGATACAATTTTTTTAAGTTTTCACGGTTTTCTTTCAGTGAAGAAATAACTTCTTCATTGACACCATCTCTGTACTTACGACGCTTAACTTTAGAATCTTTCTTCGACAATGCTTTTTCAGATGCAGAGTCCGGAGCACACTCACAGTTATCTTCCTTCACAGATTTCATACCATTTTTAACTCCTTTGAGTTTTTTATTTTTGTCCATCACGCCAGTAAAATCATCTTCATTATCTTTACTAATTTGTGGCATGACAGTTACGCCCTTAGCGTCTTTCTCCATCAATTCAGTTCTCCAATCTGAGAATGCTTCTTTCTTGGCAATCGCTTTCTTAACTGCCTTACGACGCTTCGCCAAATACTTATCAGACTTATCATGGTCACCATCATTATCGATATCAGAATCTTCCTGACCAACAGGATCTAATCCTTCCTTTGCAGTCTTTGCAGATTTTTTAAATGCATCTTTTGCAGGATAGTCTTTGTCACCTGGTTTTGCAGGAGACTCGCCACGTTCCTTCTTAGCATGAATGTTTGCATAGAGACCGTTCTTTTCTTCTAGTGAACTGTCTTCAGTGGTTTCATCTTCTTTCACACAGTTAGGAACTTCTTTACCATCTTTCTTTTTAGTTCCTTGTGCCTTATAACCATCCCAACACTTAGAAGCACCAACATTTTTACGTGCTGCCTTGAGACCTTCTTCCATGGAATTCATCTTATCTTGCTTAATAGGTTTATCTTTATTTATATTCTTTAATTTTGTTCCATCGTGATCTGATCCAGGAACATGTTCTTTTGCAAATTTTGAAAACTGTGGAGTACCAACAAGTCTATTATCAGAATTAGGATCTCCTGATTTATTAAATTGTTTATATTCTTTAATGTCTTCAATCCATGCTCTAAACATATCACCTTCTTCAGTAACAGCAATTACATAGTTGGGTCCGGTACGATGTATTTTGCCAACTTTTTCTTCAGAAATTAATGATACATATTCCCCAACATTAAAAATCACCCCATGTCTATATGAGGTTCTTTTTGCATCACTATTAAAATCTGAAAATTTCATCAAACTTGAGGTTTATTATTATTTATCTCTTCTAAAAATTTAAGGTCTCCATCAAGACTTTTGGGACTTCTATTCAAGTTACTTGCAGTTAAAGATATTCTATATGCAAATGGACCCTCTTCATCTTTCTTACTCTGAACCCTTGCACGGGCAGTACATGTAGTAGGATTAAATAAAGGAACTTTTAAGTTGAACGGATCTCTTTCAGAAACTCTGAACAATCCGTTACCTTCAAAATTCAAATAATCACACTTTGTACTATAATATTTTCTAATTAAATCAGAAATAATTGGATACGATTTTTCTCCAAGTTCTGTTTGTGCCTCTTTTGTTGCTCTTGGGGGAGGAGTAAATCCATAAGAAACCCAGTCATTACTCAATTTACCCATAATATTACCATACTTAAGTATTCCTTTTAATGCTTTATTAGTTTTTCTGGTATCTTTCAATCTCCAAGTATTACCAATCCACTCAAGAGTACCCGATCCATACTCAGCACCTCTAGTCTTTAATTCAATTCTTGCAGTGATACCATTTATGGTTAATAAAATATCAGCGTTGGATTCACTTTCTTCGGGTTTAGTTTGAGTAGTATATCCCAATGCATTCATCTTATTAATCATATCACGTTCATATTTCTGACCTCTATTTAAATTTTCATCATCTTCTTTGTCAGTAGTAATAATTTTTGCAACAAATTTAAATCTTACTACAACTGTTGATTTTTTTTTAAATTTTAATTCATAACAATTATTTTTTCTATCAATTAACTCACCAACAGTTTCAAAATTGTAATTAAGATATGCAAGCATACCTTTAATATGACTAAGGTATTGTTCTACACTAACATCGCCGTTAGAAAAAAATTTAGACGTTACTGTATAACTGTTCGCTTCATCACCTGAATTATAATTAAAAGTAAATTTATTGTAATGACCTTTAAATCCAAAAGTGGCAGCAGACCCGCCTGGACCTTCCAACCATTGTAGAAAATTCTTAGCATCAAAAGCCTTACTCTTTGCCATATTACATCTTCATAATATGACTATTTAGATTAAAAAAATAAATTAACTAAGTTGTTCTTGCAAAGAAACTTTAAACTTTTTCAATGCTTCATAATGAGCAATATTATTTTCATTTATCTCAATATCACCCAATTCATCTGGTATTGTTTGTTCTAATATATCTTTCAATGTAGTAGCATCACTTAAGGATAGTTGTATTGTAATAGTTTGTTCTTCTGTCATCGGTCTCCTGCTTTACGATTTTCTGAAAAGAAAGGATCAAATGATCCTCCTGGATAACGTTTCTCAAGTTTCTTTACATTAGTCGCAATGACATGATCAAATGTAGTGTCCAATGCTTTGATTGCTTGAGCAACATACCACATAGTATCACCCAACTCAAGAATAAGATGCTCACGATTATCTTCGTTCCACGGTTTTCCTTGGAAGACCATTTTTTTAATGATCTCAAGGAACTCACCCCCCTCAGCATTAATTCCAACGCCAGCAGTAAGCAATCTCTCAATATTGGCACCTTGTCTATCCAACTCACCAATACGGTCAGCGAAATCAACAAAGTTTGTAGAAGCGTCTGAAGTAACTGCTGAAACAAATTCTTCATATCTATTAAAATCGATGTGCCTATTCAAAATTAAATCCTCCAAAATTAGTGTTAGTTTTTTCTTTTTTGTTTAGTATTTCAGGATCAATAAAAGATTCCTGAACTGATTGCTCTATATCATAGAGTCTCATCTTAGTTTTATCTGCCCCAACTGCAAATTTTCTAAAATTTTGTGTGCCAGAAAAACGATTCTTTAATTGTTTTACCATGATCTGCCCCAACTGCTCATCCTCTTCAGATGAAGAAAGGGCAAACATAATATCAGCAGTTTGAGGGAGACCAAAGGATTCAGAAGTATCAGTAAGGTCAAGATCACTGCTGAGAGAACCACTACGAGTGGTTTGAGTAGCAGATACGAGAGGTACGTCGAGTTCCCAGGCAAATGCTCTGAGTTCTTCTGAGATACCTTTGATGATCGTATACGAGTTCGCATACTGTGGTTTGTACTGTTGCGAGGCACAAATATTAAGGTAATCCACAAAGACAATATCGGGTCTAAAATCTTCCTTGAGATGCAAATCACTAGTAAGAGATTTAAAATGACCGACATGGGCAGATCCTGTAGGATATCCCCTAATGATAAGTTGACCACAAGTTTTATTTGCTAGAGATTCTATCTTAGAATTGAAGACATCTTCTTCAGTAGTTTTCAATTCTTTGATATTAATATTTAATAGATTTGCATCTATACGTTCTGCAATCATCTCTTCAGACATCTCAAGGGTAATGTATAATACATTCAACCCTTGTAGAAGTGCTGCAGATGCCATATGACACATGCATAAAGATTTACCCACACCAGTACCAGCAAGAATCATATTAAGAGTTTTCTTACGTAAACCTCCATCTGTCATTTTATTGAACATATGAAGATCAAATGGTACTTTCTCTTCTTTCCTTTGATAATATTCAAACCTAGATTTTGAATCTTTGATATAATTATGACCAATTTTATTATCAAAAGAAACTGAAATAGCTTCTTTTAAAATTGGAATAATCGCACCGTACTGTTTAGTATTGTTATCGTCCTGAGCAATTGAAATACTTTCAATCAAAGAAAGAAACAATGCTCTTTTCTGACACCACTCTTCAGTAGTTTTAATTAACCACTCATACTTAACATCAATATCATTTACATTTTGTATTTTAGATAATGTATTAGAATAAAGAGTTTCAGATATGTTTTTTAGATTTTGACAATCAATAGTTAAACTCTCTTTTGTGGGTGTAGTGTTAAATTTATTAACAAACGCACAAAACAATTTAAATATTAATTTAGTGGATTCATCTTCAAAATACTCTTCTTTAAGATTTGGATATGCTACTGTACGAAATTGTTCATGAAATACAAGGCCACAAACAATTGTGAACTCAAGATCTGGAATCATGCTTTTAATTTAAACTCCTGTCCAACTGCCCATTCAATCTTTTCTAATACCTCTGGAGTATAGAATTTCTCTGGATTTTTTAAAATATCACTGCCATAATATTTCTTATCATCTATAAGATATCGTGTACCTTCTTTGACAAAGATCCCATACTTCTCTGCAATCTCAAGAAGACCATAATACTTATCAAGACCACGTTCGTCAAAGAATAACCGTGTAGGTGCTACAACTGTTTCTTTAGTGAATCTGGATTTATTCATCTTTGCTTTGATGATACCACCAACTACTTCAGTTCCATCTTTTTCTTTTGATTTAGACAGATGAATAATTGTTGAGGCAGCATAC